ACGAGCGTCATAAGCTCGTTGTAGTCGTTAAGGTTGTTCTCAAGCAGAGGCATACCGTTTGCGATCTGCTCCATGTGGAAGGAACGCGGAGTCCATGCCATACCGGACATAGCGATAGTTTTGCCGGGAGTCCAAGTTGCGGCGGCGTTGGTGAGCTTAGTCTGGTCTGCCTCGTAGAAGCTGATGGAATCCTTGTCGGTGACGGCACGCGGCAGGGTGTTGTAAATGCCCAGCTTAGGAAGGGACTGAGCGTACTGCTCGGGCAGGGAGTAATCGGTCTCGGTGTGCTCAAGCAGCTTGAAGTCCTGATAGGCATCGAGGGCAATGGAAGTGCCCATCTTCAGGCCCTTGAACTCGTCACGTGCGCCAAGCACGAACTCGCCGAGGTTCTTGGGCTTGAACGCGGTCTTGTTGCCAGCGTTGGGGTCAGCCAGCGGGATACCGCCGCCCTGACGAATCTTGTCCTCGTAATCGAGGGCCTCGGCAAGCTGCTCATCAAGAGACTTGTTCTCGCCCTTAATCTGGTTGATGGTGTCGCGGTAGAAATCCTTTGCATCGCCCTCGGCAGCGTTAAAGGACTTCTCGGCTGCATCGAGCTTTGCGCGGTTCTCCACAATCTTGTTGTGAATCTGGATGGAAGAAAGCATTCTCTACTCCCTAGTACGTCAAAAACTTTCCGTTCACGCACACGGTTTTAGAGACGGCTCCCGTCTCTACCTTGTCGGCTCCCGACACGGCTTTACCACCGTTGTTGCTGCCGGGGATTGTGGGTTCGGTTTCCCCCGCGCCGTTTCCGTCCACCACGGCGGGTGCATCTAGCAGGTCTTTCGGCGCGTTCTTGAATCGCTTGGCTTGCTCGGGGTCGATGCACGCGGCAACGGGCTCCATCGCCACGATGGAATCGCAAAAGCCGTTCTCCACCGCTTCTTTCGCGGTGAACCACGTCTCGGCATCCATGAGGTCTGAGATAGCGCCCTCGTCCTTGCCCGTCTTGCGCACGTACTGGTTGACGATGGTGGACTTAACCTTGTCGAGAAAATCGGCGGTCTTGCGCAAGTCCTCGGCGGTGCCGCCAGAGAAGGAATAGGGGTTGTGAATCATCATCAGCGCGGAATCGCCGATAACAACCTTGTCGGCGGTGAGGGCGAAATAGGACGCGGCGCTGGCGGCAAGGCCCTCGATGATGCAGGTGGACTCGCCCTGATAGGCACGCAGAAGCTCGGCCATGGTGTTCGCGTCGAACACGTCTCCACCGCCAGAGTTGACGTGGATGGTGACCGCTTCGCCGTTGGCTTCTTTCAGCTCGTTGGCAAACTTGGTGGCGGTCATATCGGTTTCGTCCCAGCCGTCACCGATGAACCCGTAAACGTTAATGTCCCTCATGCTCGAATATCTCCTTAATATCGGCTTCAATGTCGTACTCACGCCGCGCCAACAGGCAGGCGTTGGCGTAGGGCTTAAGAACCTTGGTTGCGAAAGCGCGGGTCTTCTCGGTGTCTCCCGCTTCGGAGATGCGCTGCTTGATGCGCCCCACCATGTCCTCGTGGATTGAGTTCATGGCGTTGCCGTTGCCGTCACCGCTGTAGGGCGCTCCACCCTCGCCAGAAGAGCCGGGGTCTTTCCCGTGCTGCGCAGTGATGGTCAGCTCGCCCGTTTCGGCGTTGAGCAGGTTGTAGGAGGAAGGAATAAAGAGAACGTCCAGACCCTCCACGGGCGGCAAGTCCTCCTTGGCGCGCACCTCGGACGGCATCATCCAGCCCGAGAAAACAGCCGCCTTGTAGCCCTCCATGCGGTCGCGGTAGCCGCCACGCAAAAGGCCATTCATATCGAATTGCACGTAGCAGTCTTTAAGGCCGATGCTCCAAAGTACGTTGCTGAAAGCGTTCTCGATCTCGGTACACTCGGGCATCAGGGTCTTGTTGGCGAAGTTGAGAGCGCCCTGCTCGATATTGGAATAGGTGGCGTTTGAAAGGTCGAATACCTCCTGCGGGGGCACTGAAAGCGTTCGGCAGACCTGCTGTAGAATCCACTGCTCCTGCTGCACTAGGGACATATCCACCATGGTCTGGGGGGTGGACTTGTATTGCAGGCCGTGGTCGAAGATGCGGACTTTGCCGGAATTGACCAGACCGCCGCCGTCCTCTAGACGCGTTTTAAGTTTCTGGTAGTCCTGCTCTTTGAGCGTTTGGTCAGTCTCAAGCCAGCCGGGGAAATTGCCCTCGCCGTTCAGGATGTGCGAGTAGAACCGCTCTAGGTCAACGGACAGACCAACCTCATTAGCGGCAAGCTCGGCAAGCGAGCGACCGTGGAGACAATCGGAATCGAGGATGGGAGACTTAATCCACACGATCTCGTTCTCTAGGTATCGCCCAGGTGCGGTGAACTTATCGCCGCCGTAGTTGAACACGTGCGAGCCGCCACGGATGATTTCGATACCGGGCGTTCCCGACATGGGCCATAGCGCCACGATACGGGCGTTTCGCCACTCCACGCGCACGAACGCCTCGCCCTTTAGGTCTTTGGTCATATTGAGCCAGCGGATGCACTCCTGCGTAGACATGAGCGGGTTCCACTTGGTGCGCAAAAGATTTTCAAGGTCTTTCGCCGCGCGTTTGGTCGTGGGCTTCCTAACGCCGCCGTCGCGGTCGTATACGTGGACTGGCAGAGCCGCCAGCGGTCGAGCCTTAGCCAACATGCACGCTCGGTACGCATTGGAGTAATAGGCTTCGAGCTTCGCGGCATCGCGGCTGTAAACGTCCTTGCCCTCATAGTTCACGAAGTCGTATTGGATTGGCGGTATCTGCACGCCAGCGAAATTGAAAGCGCTGTACAGAGCGCGTGACGCGGCTGCGGTGATTCTGTTCTTTAGAGACATGCACGCTCCTTCTATCCGTTGCGTGCATGGTGCTATCGCTGTCCCCCGCGCGAGAAAATGGAGGGGAAAGGGGGCGGGGTTGGCGAAAGGAAGATGAAACTCCAACCCCGTTGCCCGTATGTTCGCGCCAGCGTCCCCCGCTACAGGTCGATAGTCCAGACGTTGGGCGATTCTTCCTCGTTGTTGTCGTAGGCCCACATAGCCATTGCCGCCGCCACGGCAGCGTCGATACGCTTTGAGCCTTGCCCGTGCTTCACAGACGCGAGCCTGCGCCCATATGCCTTGGATTCGCTCGATACGGCGTTGATGCAGTGCGCCGCCAAGATGGGTGTATCCCCGAACGATGCAATATGGGTGGACACGGCACGCGCCAGAAGCTCGGACGCGGGGCACATGATGGACGGCGTTTGCGGTACTTGCGATAGGTCGAAGTCGTACGTTCGCTCTAGCCAGTTGGATAGGAACTGCATACGCGCGGGGTCGGCGCAGATGAATGGAGCGCCGGGCTTTCGCGCGAGTTCCAGCAACACGTCGGCAACGGCGGTTAGATCGTAAACGGAACTCCCCTTCTCGGGCTTCTCCCAACACCATTCGGCATATGCCCACCGCTCGTTTTGGCGTTGAGCCGCAACAATCGCCAGCGTATCGCCGCGAACGGCACCGTCCAGACCCACGCAGAACCATTGGTTCCAGTCTATTTCCAGCCGCTCGGTCTTTTTGCAGGCGGTAACGTCCCTACGCTTCATGAACGGCTCTTCCACCTCGTCCATGGGCGTGCGGTTGAGGTAGTAGCGAACAAAGCCGGGGCCGGGCGTTCCGTCCTCCAACTTGTCGGATTCGTACTGCTCTTCCAGTTCCTCCATGGTGATACGGCCTGCGGCGGTAATCTTCTTCCAAACCCTGCGGTCGGCGGGGTTGTCTTGGTCGGTGATACCGAGCCAGCAGACGTAAGCGTGCTTATCGCGCTTCAGCTTCTGGTAGAGCTTGAACAGGAAACCGTCACGGTCGCTGCCTGCCGTGGTGATACCGATGGTAAGGGCGTTCCACACCTTGGCCTGACCAGACGTGCCAGCCTTCCACACTGCATCGTCGCGCCAGACGTGAATCTCATCACCGATGAGAACGTGGAAGTGCTTACCCTGCAACGCCGCTTCCTTGTAGGGGTAGACGTGGATTTCCTGCCCCGTGCGCTCGTTGCGGATTACGTCCTTGTATATCTTCCATTGGGCGCTAAGCGTCTCGTTAGCCCTGATGATGGTGGCGATATAGCCCTTGACCATGGCGGTATTCTCTTTGGAATCTGCCACGATGCCGTATTGACCGTTCGGGATAGCGTCCATGGTGGCGATAGTCATAACCAAGCACGCCGCCAGCTGCGACTTGCCGAACGCGCGGTGGACTCCGATAAGGGCGCGGCGGTACTGCCGTCTAAACTTGCCCGTTATCTTGTCAATCTCGCCCGTGCCGAACAAAGGCCGCCAGATGTATTTCATGAGCCAGTCTGTAACCTTGTACGGGCACCCGCATAGCTCGGACTCGCCAGCATACGTGAGGAACGCTTCAGCGAAAACGCGCGTGCGCTCCACCTGATACTCCCCCGCCTTGCTCAGCTTCTTGAACGGTGTGTGGTAACTCACATTCCACCGCCCAACGCCGCGTCAATCTGCTTAGCGATATTGATCTGTACGTTCGTGCTCATGCCCTGCGTCAAGCCCAACCTAGCGCGAGCCATCGGGGACAAACCCAAGTCCTGCTCTAGCTTCATGGCTGTTTTCATCGCGTTGTCACGAATCTTTAGGTACGGGTTCTCCTTTATGCGGATGCCGCCGAAAGCGTCCTCTTCCTCCACCGTGAGGTGCATCGTGCCGTCCTCGTCCATCAAGTGCCTTTGGCTCTCATAGACCATTGCGATGTTGAACACGTACTGCTCAATCAGCGGGGAATCGGACGCTCTAAAACTGATGCCAGACCCAACGGTGTTGTCCCATATATCGCTCAGAATCGGGGTTTTGGACACGCTCTCGGGCTTCACGAGCGCCCCTTGTTCCACCAGAGAGGGGGAGGGGGAGGAAATATCAGCAGTGCTAGCCCCGCGCCTTACCGCGAGAGCGTCGGGCTTACGTCCCTTCACAAGCCCACCTCCCTCAGCAGGCCTGCGATGCCGCGCGACAACTCGGAACACATCGGTCGGTACTTAATCGGCGCTGCCGTGGATGCCACATCGAAAAACGCGCCCATGCCGCGCAATTCCACCGTGTTTTTCTCCACCGCTCTAGCCGACACGCGCCCGCTGGCGGGGACACGGCTGATAGGCTCCATCTGCTCTAGGCACTCGGGGGCATTTCCACCCGCTGCCACGCAAACGCCCTTTTTTCTTTTAAAAAATGCGTATTTCCTGCAATTATCCGAACAATATCGGCTTGTATTGCGTCTTGCGGCGTATTTTCTGCCGCAATATTCGCACGTTCTGACTATCAAAATCGCACCTCCGTAATCGGTGCGAAAGATAGGTTGGCGTTCCCCCGTTAGCGTCATATATGACGGTAAATCGCTGCTCCAATTTCGTGCGCATAAAAAAATGAGGGGCACGACGCTGGGTAGCGGTGCCGCCTGTCGTGATTTGACCCTCCCCACTCACCCGCGCGCGGGGGCGCGCGCTCGCGTGGGCGCAGGTGCGCGCGTATGTGCGGGCATGGGCGCGTGCGTGTGCGCTCGCGTGGG